AGCAAACGGATCTAGTCAACGACTATTTTGACTGCCTGATTGAGTGTGAAGACGATCAACCAAGTTGTAAACGTATATGTAAGGAGATGTTTGTTTAAAAACTGAATAGGACAACGTAAACCTTAGAGGCCCTTGACTTTTAAAGTCAGGGGTCTTATACTATGTGAGGTTATTAATTATGAATGACTGAAGAAGAGTTAGAGAAAGAGCGTCACCTTGATGATGATTGTAATGTAGTTGCTCATTATTACAGAGCAAAGACGATGCACCCTAATATTCCATTTTATCTTCAAGATGAGATGGGTAACACATATGAGTTTGGATGGTCGTTAATATATCAATATATTTCAAACATTAATTATTATCCTGATTGGTAACATGGCAATTTATAGAGAATCCACAATTCGTATTGATTTGACTGAACTCGTATCTATTAGAGCATCATTTCTTGGTGAAGAGATGTCTCAAGAAGATGTTGAAGAACTCTCATCAGATTTAAAAGATAGATTAACTTGGGATACATTGTATGGGATGGTAGATAGTGCCATCCTAGAATATTTGGATAAACCTGATCCCAATAGACCTCATTATGGTGAAACTAGAGGAGATGAACCTGCTGCAACATTTGAGAAAGAAAGAAAGGCAAGAGCAAAATATGTTAAAGATAATTTTGATATGGTTACTTTAGATGGTGGATCATGGCAAATAGAAGTACCAGTGAGGAAAAAGAAATGAGTGGTCTTGAGTCAGTTAGAGCAGCAGTAGATAATGCTGTAAATTTATGTGGATTAGATAAGAAGTTAATGGAAGAATTACTCAAAGGAGAGTGGAGTGAATCTATTACATTAAATTCAGCAGGTAGAACAAGTAAAAAAATTACCATAGAATACAACATACAAACTAAAACAAAATGAAAGAAGAACTCTTAGAACTATTAAAGAAAGATGCTTATCGTAAAGGTGAGTTTACTCTTTCATCTGGTAAAACCAGTGAACATTATATTAACTGTAAGCCTGTAGTATTAACAGGTAGAGGACTTACACTTGCAAGTTTATTAATGTTAATGCACGTTGATACAACTTATGTTGCAGGTCTTACATTAGGTGCTGATCCTTTAGTGAGTGGTGTTTCATTAGTTTCAGCATTAGACAATAGATTAGTCAATGCACTAATTGTTAGAAAGGAACCTAAAGGTCATGGTACTGGTGCATGGATAGAGGGTAAATTACCCCCAGAAGGTACTGAGATCACTATATTGGAAGATGTTATAACAACAGGTGGTTCATCAATTAAAGCAGCACAGAAGGTCATAGATGCAGGTTATAAAGTGAAGAGAATTGTATCTATTGTTGATAGGCAAGAGGGTGGAAGTGAGGCTATTGAGGAGGCAGGATTTGAATCAATTAGTATATTTAAGTTGGAAGAGATTGTATAAATACTCATTCAGTAGTTTATAAACAATCAAATTGAATGACAAAAAGGCAGCAAAGTTAATTATCAAGAGAGCAAAGAAACATCCAGAGTGGTACACATCAGAAGAAGTCAAGTATGCTAAACAAGTTAAGTGGAGAATTAAACAAGAGAAGAAAGAGGAGGATAATGTTAAATAAGATTGCGACACTCTAAAGACAATATTAAATTAATAGATAATTACATAACTTATGTTATAATATCCTCACATACTGCACCAAAACCATGTTTATTAACCTAGATGAGCGATACCACTCGTACTTAAGAGGAGGTAAAAAATTAAGAATTGATGGAATAGATGAAAAGGTTACGGCATATGGATATACTGATGATGGAAAAAGTATAAATGGATATTATCTAACAACAGAGAATTATCAACTTTATTATAATAATGAGGGAGTGTTCTTGAGGATGAAAGCACTTAACGAATTGGCACAACCTATTGCCAAACCTGCTCTTATAGATGTATAATAGCCTCATATAATAAAATTAAAATGAAAATTCTATTGGCTTCAGCGATTGCTTTGGGTTCATTTAATCCTGCTTTTGCTCACCATAAAGAATATCAATCAGGATATTCAGAGACCACTACTTGTTTCAGAGAAGAATATAGAGAAGAGTATGTACCTGGAACAGAAGACAATCCTGGTTATATAAAGTCATGGAAAGATACTATTGAGTATCCTTGCAGTAGAAGAAGAATAGAAAGTACACCAGAGAATACAACAAGAACTCGTGTATATGATGAGTATGAAGTTGATGACAATGATTGCTCAGAAGGTTCTGTTGCAGGTGCATTAATAGGTGGTGGACTTGCTGGTTTTGGTTCAAGAGGTAAAGGAAGATGGTGGGCCATTCCTACAGGTGCAGTTCTTGGTTCAATGATAGGATGTGAGATTGATGGAGGTTAATAACACAAACTGATGCGTCCAAAGTGTCCTTATAGTGAGAAACAGTTGAGGGTTCATCTACTCTGACAAGGCATCCCCAGATCGGGTCAACATCTTTAACAAGATTAGTAAACCTCATGTAAAGGAACATAAGTCCTAAGAAGCAGAGACATGACGATGAATTAAAATTACTTACCCTCAATGTTTCTCCCACTTATTCTCTATTATTTTTAAATGGCAACTTATCAACAATGGTCACAATCTTACTTTCCTGATTTAACACCAGAGAAACATGAAACTAATAATAATTGGTTTGAACTCATGCGAACTATGTTAAAAGATGATGGTGAATTATATGTCCCTTGTTTAAACAAATCATTTAACAAATTAGGTGAGGAAATATGTTAGTAGATTTAAGTAAGGAAGAACTAAAGAAAATTGTATTTTGGTTAGATATGACAACAGACAAACCACTTGCTGATAAGTTAAGACCAATACTTAAACAATGCACATGTAAGGAGGATTCCAATGCCAAATGAAAAACACTTCATCAACAAAACTGATGAAATGATTGAAAATTTCATCGAAGAATGTGAACGAGAAGCAGAAAAGTTAGAAATTACTGTTGATTATTATCTTGCTGAGTTTGTTTGACAAACTCGGCATTTTTCTTTATAATATATAATGAAGGTTTGAAATCTTGTTTAACTCAGAACTATGGAAAAACTTTATAGAATAGAAGAACTAACCACAGAAGGTTGGACTCTCATTGATAACAATGCAAAACAATTAACTAAAGAAAAGTGTGATGAGCAGTTAAGTGTGTATGTTAATGGTGGTGTAAATCCCAACAGAATGAGAGCAGTTCCTGATGTTGGTCAGGAAAATGTTTACACTACTGCTGTTGAACAACAAGGTAAAGAATTACAAGCCCCCAATATTGGATCAGATAAAGTAGACCCAACTTGGCAAGGATAGTCAATGTCATATGAACCTGAAGTCAACGACTATGTAGTTTGGGATCGGGGTGAATATGGTAAAGATGAAGGATGGGTTTATTTTAAGGGAGATTTAATAGATAATGAAAAAAGAATTAAATTTGGATGGAGACCAGTTCCACGTTATATCACAATAGAAACAGGTGTTAGACCTAAACCATATTGTGAACATGCAAAGAATGATCGCCATAAGATGATTCATACATTATTATTATGTTATGAAAAGGATTGGCATCAATTAAAATTTGTAAAAAGACGTAAATCAAAAGTTGAATAGAATTGATGCGTCCAAAGTGTCCCTATGGTGTACTTATAGATTAAAATGGACGATTTCCTAACAGAACTTCCTGGATTTCCTGCGGAGGATATTGAACAAATTCTTCAAGATCTTCCTGAATCGAATGATAAGGATGTTTCCAAATCTTTCGACAAATTTCTAAACTCTACTACTGATTTTTAAAATGAAACCTGCTACTATTCTTTATGAACTTCGTGAATTAAAAGAGGCTTGGAGAAAGCAATCTTTTAAATATACTGTTGAACAACAGAAAAAATATGATAATTTGTTAGAACTTAGAAGGACAAGAGTTAAGGAGATGTTGAATGATAAATAACATATAGGTAATATTAGTATAGATGAAATCCTTCCGTCAATTTATTGCTGAAGCATACGATCCTGAAATTCAGGGTAGATCCCAGATCCGTAAACAAGGTGAAGGTGGAAGGATTGGTCGTGAAAGAAAGAAAACAGCACCAGAAAGAAAGAGGACTGTAGCAATAGGTGGAGGTAAAACTGCACCTGCTAAGTCATATAAAGCACGAAAAGATATTGGTACACAACGACCAAGATCTGAACGTGAGCAACAACCAGAAAAGAAAAGAGGGTCTGCTAAGTTATCACCAAGAGAGCAACAAAAGAAAGCAAGAGCAGAAAGATTGGCAAGTAAATCTGGTGGAAAGAGTAAGAAAGAATTGGAAAAGGCAGCGACTAAATTATTAACTAAGAAGAAAACAAAACCTGCTGCTGATCCTAACTATAAACCACATAAAGCATCAGGATTTTCTCATGCTGAAAGACAGAAGATTAGAAGAGCAGGAAGGAGATTAGTGAGAGATATTCAACAGAAAAAAGAGAAACCAATATCACATTACGATCCTAAGTTATAGTAACTGATGCGTCCAAAGTGTCCCTATAATATACCTATAAGCGTCTGCAATGGCGTTTTAATTCATTTTATGGTATAATTACTGTATTGATGATTATTTAATGATTGAACTTCGTGAACATCAAACCACAGTTATTGATGCTCTTCGTGAATATAACAAGGGTCAGGTAATTGTCCCCACTGGTGGTGGTAAGACAATGTGCATGATAAAAGATACAGAGCGTGAATTAAATGGTTGCGATTGGGATGTAATACTTAAAGATCCTGATAGAAAAACCATTGTAATTGTTGCACCTCGTATATTATTAGCACACCAACTTTGTGAAGAGTTTATTCAATATCTTAAGGTACATCCAATGCTTAGATATAAAGTATTGCATGTGCATAGTGGTGAAACACATCATTACTCTACCACAAAGAGTGATGATATTAAATATTGGACAGAAGATAATTATAGATTTAATAAGTTAATCTTTACTACATATCATTCTCTTCATAGAATACAAGAGTCAGAGATTGATGTGGATACAATATATTTTGATGAAGCCCATAATAGTGTACAAAAGAACTTTATTGAAGCAGTTGAGTATAACTCAATATATGCAAAGAGATGCTATTTCTTTACTGCTACTCCTAAACATTCTAAGACACCTTTTAAGGTAGGAATGAATGATGAGGATATATTTGGTGAAGTTTTAGTAAACATTCCTGCACCAGAGTTAGTAGAAAGAGGACACATTTTACCCCCTAAAGTTATAATTAAAGAGATAGATGTTGCTGATGATAGTAGATTTGGGTATGAGAAAGATTGTGACCATGTATTATCAACTATAGATGATATTAGCGTGGATAAAATTCTTATTTGTGCAAGATCTACCAGACAAATTGTTAATTTAATATCACAATCCACCTTTGCTAACGATTTACATAGCAGAGGATATTCGTGGATGTATATTACATCAAAGACAGGTGCTATTATAGATGGTAAGAAAGTTGATCGTGAAGAGTTCTTTAATATTCTTAATACTTGGGGTAAGGAAGATGGTAGGAGATTTGTTGTTATTCATCATAGCATATTATCTGAAGGTATTAATGTATCAGGTCTTGAAGCTGCATTGTTTTTAAGAAATATGGATTATATTACTATTAGTCAAACAATAGGAAGAGTAATTCGTAAAGGTAATGAGAACAAAACTTATGGATTAGTTGTTGTTCCATGTTATGATAGAGTTGGTATTAGTACCTCTAAGAAACTTGAAGCAGTTGTTGATACAGTATTTAATAAAGGTCAACCTGCAATTAGTGTTATTAAGAAATAGTAACTGATGCGTCCAAAGTGTCCTTATAGTAGATTAAACAATTCCCTATGCCAGTTCGTGATTTAACTAACATTCCACCAGGCAAGACTTGTTGCTCTGTATGTAATGAATTAAAAGAAAATACTGAGTTTACTTTTTATAAAAATAGGCATACAGATAATGGTTATCGTTTGATGACTAATACTAATTGTGTTGTATGTCAAAAGATAAGAAGTAAAGAAAGAGCAGCAATTAAGAAGAAGTTTAAAGATATTAAACCACCTGAGTTTGGTGAACCTTGTGAATGTTGTGGTAAACCAGTTTATAGAAATTGGCAGTTAGATCATTGCCATGATACTGGTGATTTTCGTGGATGGTTATGTAAACAATGTAATACAGGATTAGGAAACTTAGGTGATACTTTACAATCACTCAAACTTGCAGTAGAATACTTAGAGAGGGCAAATTTAAATGCAAATAGCAGTCAACAAAATTATTTGCGAGGATAATATAACATATCTCAAGAAGCTTCCAGATGAATGTATTGATTTCGTGGTAACTTCTCCACCTTATGATGCACTTAGGGATTATAATGGTTATGAATTAGATTTACATGGACTTGGTGAACAATTACTTAGAGTATTAAAAGATGGTGGAATATGTGTGATGGTTATACAAGATTCTACTAAAGATTTTGCTAAATCACTTACATCTTTTAGAACTATTGTTGATTGGTGTGATAA